TCATTGCCTCCTCGTTTCCACCTTTAACCACTGAACGAAATTGCGCAACTGTGTCCATCACATTTCTGTAGCCGAAGGAAGTCTCTAAAGCATACTTGGCTGCCGACTCAAAAAGCTGGTTGGCTTTGTCGACATCGCCAGTTAGCATTCGGTATCGCAACCGAAGAGCTTCGGTCTCTCTACCGACTTCAATAAAAGAATGGGCGAGCACCCCAAACCCAATGCCACCCAAAATTCCTTTTAGTGAGAAGAGCGTGTTTTGAATTTTAGAAAAAGCAGAGGATGCTGCTGAGGCAGTTTTACTCAGAACAATACCAATCATTTGTGCTCTGAACTCGATATCTTTCAGAACAGCGGATGCTTCGTCTTTTGCCTTTACAATTATTTCAAGCGTCCGAGAAGCAGCCATTGGCATCTCCTATGAGGGATTGGTCAGGTCATTTCATTCTCAGAAACTGTCGCCATTCTTTGTCTCCCAATTTTGTCGCCATTCGATGGGCTATTGCTTGCTGGCGAAGGTTGTCAAAACTAATCTTCAGGTGCTCATTCAAGGCATCAACGAAGAAGGAGTATCCATAGTCAAACGTCTCTTGACCATGTCCAGCTTCAATGAGTTGACAAACAGACTTGAAAAGTCCTCGACTACCGCCATCTTGAGTTGGCTCAGAAGGTTTAGCAGACCGGCCTCCTGAGCAACTTCGAAAAAAGTGGCATTGACTTCCTTGAATGCATCAAAGATGCTCTTCAGCTCGCTGGGCGACATGGTCTCTGCTTGTGCCATTGTCAGAGAAGTGAATTTCTCCATATGGCTTTCAAGAAACAAACGGAAGTTTTCAAGACTATTTCCAGTCAAGGAATCGTCGTTGATCAGAGCGATGATCTGCTTGACAGTCAACTCGTAAACTGTAATTGATAAGGCTGCCTTGTCTTCGTCTTGCTTTATCTCTACAACTTTTTTGTTCCTCACCAGAGCACCTCTCCTCTATTGTTTTTGGGCGCGGGAAGCAAGGTCACAAGCTCGGCGACGAGCAAGTAAAAGTTAAGGCTCGTCGCCGAGCACATCTTGCCACCATCTAAGGTTACGGCAACGCAGAGCTGGAGCTGCTGGAGCGACAGCTGGAGCTGCTGGAGGAACTGCTCTCGCTTGACGAGCTACTCAGTTCCACGTCTGCAAAGGGCGAGGCAATATGATTGGTTGTATCAGCCAATCCCTCAAACTTCATCGGCATGGCTCGCCATTCATCGCTGATCATCGGAATGGCACCATTGGCAGACAGTGTTCCCTTCCAGAAATTCCAGATGCGATTGGGCCCAGCCGGATTGTTCTCAACAAACTTCAGAGCCCACTCGTAGGCGATGCCACCATACATGGCGATGACACCACCCGAGATACTTCCTTGAATGGCCTTCTGGATGTTCTCGGTGGCGAACTCGCTCAACACAAAGTTGAGTGTGTACTCCATCAGCGTCACTGGATTCTTTACCTTGGTCTTCATCCCACTACGAGCGCTGTAGTAGGGAAGTCGCGTGATGGCTTGATCCAACTCGATGCTTGGCACCTCGCCCAAATCCATATACGTACCAGGGGTGCCACCAGTGAATAGTGCAGCATAGAGAATTCCTTTGCCAATTGTCAAGTTTTCTACATTGGGGGGAGTGGGCATTTTTAAATTCCTCCTGTTCCATGGTTGTATTTAACAACTGCTGTTAATTTAAATGCAAGATATGGAACCCAAACCCCAACAATTGGCTCCGGCTCAACCAGGCATGATAAACAGCGGTTGCCAAAGCTGGGATCCTCATAGATCTTTGCCCAGATGTCATCAGCACGCGTGCTGATCAAGGTGTCGTACTGGGAGTTATCATAGATGTAATCATAGGTAATGATCTCAATTCTAAGTGTGCTGATAAAGGCAGCATAAGACGCGTGTGAGGTGCGGCTGCTTCTGATCGTTGCTGGGGATTGGATCGGTGTTGGCAACCCTGCCGAGATCCCTATGAAGGGGAACTGGGTGATTGCCAAGCTCTTCAGCATGTCAAAGTCAGGGCGACCGCGCCGGACCTCGGTTGGCCACTGAAGATCAACCAACTTGGTTTTGACCGCTTCAATTATGAGCTCACGCTTGCTGTCTTGAGCCATCGTTCTACCTACGCCTGCCTGCTCGGCGCCACAGTTTTGGCATACCTTTTCCAGAGTTGCGAGCCTTTACAACAGCTGCTTGAGCTGCAAATTGATCAAGAGGCTTGTAAGAATTAGCCTTCTTCAGCATGGCAGCTATTTTCTTGGCCTTCTTCAAGTCTGCTTTCTTTGGAGGCATATATAGGGTCTTCTGCCCATTCCAAAAGCTGTTGGGTAACCATGCTTGTCTATATAATCTCCTGCAGACTTATTGCCACGTCGCTTGGCAGCAGACACCAGCTGAGCTTTCTTTAGAGCTGCTTTCCTTGCTGCAGTCATCACATGAGATTTAGCCATATCAACAACTCCAATCAGGCATTTGCCTTTTCAACTTTTTCAATCAATATTTCCAGTGCTTGAGTGGTGCTATTGATAACACTATCCATATCTTCCGAACTCATGGCAAAGAACTCTCGGCCTTGATCCTCGTTGATGAAATAGGCCTTCAGTGGATTGTAACCACCGAACTTATCAGTGGTTGACTGAAAGAACAACCGTACCTTGTCTTGCTCGGCTGTAAAACTCATGCTGCTAAGCATCGAGCCAGTAAAGAACAGATCCACTATATCGATCGGCAGCCCTTTTGACTTTCGGTATGCCGCATATCGTGTGCTATAAGGTTTGAAGTCATCTCCATCCGCATCAAACCCTATTGAGGTACGATACTTTATCTGGCTCTGAAGAAAGAACCCAATCTCAAAAAACAACGGTGTGTTGTCAATTCCAAATTTAGCCAGCTTATCAAGCAATCGCTTGACCTCGGCATAGCCACGAAGAGATAGCTCAACAGATGCCATCTATCGCTTCTTCTTTTTGCCAAGAGGAATTGGCCTTCCTGTTTTTCTGAAATAAGCGATGATAGCCGCTTTGCGAGAGCCAGCCTTTTTCTTTGCAGAAGAACTGGCTCTCTTTTTCTGAGAGGCTTTGACTCTCTGAGCAGCGTAAACATCTCTCTTTGTCAGAGATCCACGACGACGTTTTGCGGCCGAGGCAGCCTGCGCCCTCTTCAGTGCGGCCTTCCTGGCAGGAGTCATCGCGTGAGACTTAGCCATATTAGCACCTCGTCAAGCGTCGCATGGTGGGCTGGGTGCGTTCCTCTTCTGAAATGGCACCAGACGTGTCCCAGTCATAGTCCAAGCCAAACGCGCAAACCGATTTCAACTCATCGCTGTACAGTTTTCCGTAGAGCTTCATCTGAGGCTCAAAGGCATCCTGATCTGGCGGCGAGTCTTTGCGCAGAAAGCGATAGATGAGTTCCAATGATTTGTAAACTGCCAACCGCTTCACCTCGGGCGAGCTCCACAGAAGATCAATGTCAAACGGAAACTCTCGCCAGTCAATGCGATGGTTGTCGGTGGCACCTCGGTACCAATACAGATCCAAATCGCGTGTGACGATCGCTGCCGCAGCAACGATCTTGTCGTCCCAACTGCTAACACCAAAATTCATGATGTTGGCACGTTCGGCAACTAAATCTTCTTCGGTGCAAAAAGGTTCGTCCGCTTTTAGACTTGCCGACGAGCTGCTACGGCTGCTGCTTGATGAGGAAGAGGACATACCTACGCTCTCCTATGGGATCGCCTCACCTAAGGCTTCTCGCGCTTCGTCCCTGCGCGTCTTGGCATCGCTGGTTGAGGTCTTGGCGCGCCACTGCTAATATTTTTTGTTGACTCCGCTTCCTCAGTTGAGGTGAAGGCTGTCTTCTTTCGCACCTTTTGAGGAAGCTCAACATCGATGGCTGCACCGCCGACCTCGGTACTTGGCACCACTCCCTTGAAGGCTGATTGGGGTGGCGAGTTAGAATCCTCCAACGCTTGCTGCATCGTCGCCATCTTTTTATAACCCAGATGCAAAAGCAACTCCTGAACTTTTAAATCATCTGTCTGAAACTCACCATTTATAAACTCGGCAGCAGCTCGATTGGTCTCTGGGTTCCAGACAATCCTCTCCTTGTTTGACTGAGAAAATTTAATTGCGGGCATAATCCATCTCCTTGGCAATAAGTTTTTTAAACTAATTTCTGTCTTTCCTTCTGTCGCCTATGCCGAAGAGCTGCTGGAGCTGGAGCGACAGCTGGAGCTGGATGAGCTGCTGGAGCTGGAGCTGGAAGACCAAGTAACCGAGTCCTCAAGCTGCTCCAGGACTTCCTTGATCTCTGGCGCGACTGCCGGATTCTCTCGCACCTTTTTGCGCCACGCCGCGCGCTCGGTCAATCCTCTCAATGTGCTGGCCATGGTTTGTATTCCTCCTATAAAGAAATTTACTTTGATTGCAGTTCATCGCGGTTGGTGCCTAATGAATAAGGTGTGGAGTGCTGCGACAAAACAGCAAACCACACCTCATCAAATGTCCAGCACCAGATCGCATCATCCTGATACCTCAACTTACGATGGCCAGTTATCAGCTGGTGGACAGACTCGTGATTTTCCCGTGGTACTCTTCCGGACCGTAATCAAGTCCCATCTGACCATAGATCTGACCCTTCTCTGAGGCACCTGTCCGCGCCAGCTCCTCGTAGAACAGAACACCTTTGTCCGGAACCGGAAGGAAGACCGGATTGACAAAAGCCATGTCCACGATCAGCAGGGTGCTGGTCACCATCTGTGGTGCCCACACAACACCCAGGATGGCGAAATCGGTCTCGATCTGCTTGATGTTGTAGCCGCCGATGTTCCGATCCTGTGGCGCAAAGCCATAGATCGTGCTGAGCTGCTGCTTCTGGAAGGCATTGCAGAAGAGCACCGGATTGACAAACTCAGCACCGTTGGCCGCCATGGTGCGAAGTAGCTGATTCATCAGAGGCTTGCTCAGGGCAGCTGAGCTGGCATTGACCGCGTTGGTCGCTGCTGCCGTCACCACCCCTCGGGTCTTTGCCGCAACTGCGGCCGACGTGGCCTGAGCATAGGCCCCATTGAGGAAGGTGTACTCGACATCCAGGGCGATCTGGCGCATGTGAGCCATGATCTGGAAGTCGCGCTCATTGGTGACCGGCTGAATGCCAAGCTCCGCCAGCCCTGTCGTCGCATCGGCTGTGATCGCGCCAATCACCGACTGCTTTGCGTAGCTGATGGACACCTGACGCTGAAAGATCTGGCAGGTGTTGACGTCCTGGCCTCGCACATAGGTCCAGGCTGTGGGAGCTGTCAGGGAAGTGGTCTCATCGATGGCTGGCTGACTGGCTGCCTCCAAGGCCCAGGGCTGAGCCAAGGAGAACTGGAAGGAAGCCACAGTGCGGACATTGCCGCCCTGGAGTCCACCCATCAGGTTGAGAAATGGTGTCTGGTTGGCCCCAAGCATGTAAAGCTCGCCGACGTAATTGGGGCAGTTCCATACGGTTCCTGGTGCATTGGTGTTGGACATTGATCGCGCTCCTTTGTTAGTGGTTTTTTAAAGTCAACTACTCATCATCCAAAATTGATCTGTCAAGCAACGATCATTCTGTCCAACAAAGACAACTCACGCCGAGACGTGGCCAAGCGCCTTGCGAGCCTTCAAGTCATGAAGTTTTCCCTTGATCATGACCGCATCACGACCCTTTTTATCTTCAAGCGCTTTCTTGTGAGCCTCCTCCAAACGTGCAATCTCGGCATCGATACCGATCTTGCGATTAGGAGGCGCACCACCGCCTTCGCCACCACTACCACCCTTGCCGCCGCGCATGATTTCATCTTTCTGAGGATACTCATCGATGATGCGCACAATGGCCTCATCAAAATCCGCCAGCTCACCAGGCCTTTTACGGCTGTAGATCTGATTGCCCTTTGCATCATAGCCAACCACTGCCGATGCCCCATTCTTACCTGCTTCCAGCTTGAAGTGAGATCCAAAACGAGACTCTGCAATGTCAGGCAGAAGAAAGGTCTTCGGTGGTTGTTGCGCTGTTCCAATGAAGTAGGGATGGGTTCTGAATTGCGACCCAATTGTTAGATCCCTGATTTGGCGACCCGCTACCAACAAGGCTTCGTCTTTAGCGACGAGAGCAGTGGTGAACTCGGTCTTGATTTGGGCGATCTCGGTGTCCTTGGCGGCAATGGTCTCGGACTTGATCTGCTCGATCTTGCCAGCATCGACCAACTCCTTGTCTTTCAGGTTCTTGACGGTGGTGAGCGCCTTCTCCGCGTCGGCCTTCCACTTCGGCAAGTCCTCGATCGTTTCCAGGATCTTGTACTTGTCGCGCAGCTCGTTGCGCTGCTTGCGGTGGCGGGCACTCTCCGCGTTCAACTCTTCTACCTTGGCATACAGCCCGGGAACATCCACCGGTAGGTCCTTGCCGTCGGTGTCCTGAAACACAATGTGGCCGGTCTCGGTGAGAGTGGCATTGCCTTTGTCGTCCAGTTTGATCTTCATGGCATCAAGCCTCCTTGCTGCGTCTGCAGCGGTCGTGGGATTGTAAATTTCCTCTGCTGAGGAGTCGGCTAAAACAGGTTTTGCCTTCTTTGTGAATCATCGTATAGCCTTCTTGAAAACCACTATCGTCTAAATTTATAGCTCTTCAAAATGTTTGCACGTGTTTTGCTTTTCAAATAGCCATGGTAAGCAGTTCTTTCAGCTGTTGCGGCCGCACGCTTTGCTGCCGCAGAACCCGCTGCTTGCCACTTCTTGATTGCTGCTTTGCGTTTGGCTGTCATCAAATAGCCAGCCCTCCCTTTTAGAGGAGTCGCTGTTCTTGCCATCTTCAAAACACTTGTCGGTCTTGGCATCTCAGCCTCCAACAATGTTGTTGTCTCGGCAAAACAAAAGGGCAACGTGTTCGGACCGACGTCCGGTGGGCTGCCCACGTTGCCCTTTTGTCGCAACAGATGATCAGTCTGTCGCCGCCGAATTAACCAAGATACTAAATAAGTAATTTTACTTTGTTGCTGTTGAAAAGTAAAGCATTAAATTGTCAAGCTGATTTTTGATGACTCAAGTCATCAAAAATTTATCCCCATATTCCTCCAACATGCCTTATATACCTTCTCTGTAAAACTCCAAGCGCCTTTTCAATTTTGTTTATATTCATCACAGAACTTTTCGTCCTACTCCTGGGGCTGTGCACCATTTTCATAGAAGAATTATAAAGTTTTCTTTTCAGGATCTTTACTCCGTGCCCGAGCGCTCTTCCTCTTCGCTTCCGGGCTGCCGCAGCGTGACCGGCTCGGTCGCCATGCCATCCCTTAGCCATGGTTGGTTCCTCCTATTTACGGAAGAATGTGTGCTGTGATATCTTTTCTGTGACCAAGTCGTTTCATCTTAATTTTAAACATTGCCTTGGCTTGAGACAAGGTCAGAGTGCCACGCATAAAATGAACTTTTCTATTCACACCAATCGCCCAGCTACCGCGACCTTTTGGTTTCCTCCCATGTACACCTTGATACTTGTTTGTGGAAAAAGAAACTTTGCCTTTGCGTGCGGCAGCTGCGTGTCCTGCTCGG